TTGTTTTTTCTTTTCTTGTTACCATAAATCTGACCAATCTTCACCTTCATTTGCTTTGCTATAATCTGTTGGACGTACTGCAAAGAAATCAGTGTGGGTATGACCACCCGTTAGATGATAAAACCAATCTAACTGTTCTGCTGATTTTACATTATATGAAAACGTAGATTCATATCCAAGCTCAGTTAATTTTTCATTTGCTCGCTTACGAATAAAATTCTTTAAATCAGTCTTTTTAAGATTTTCTAAATCTCCTTGTTCAAACATTTTGTCAATGAATTGTTCTTCCATTTGAACCATGTATTCAGCTGCTTGTTCAACCGATGTACGAACTGCATCTTTTAATTCTGGATATTCTTCGCACATATGACGAAAAAGTTGACATCCCATTTTTGAATGTAAAGATTCATCTCGGACTGACCATTTCATTTGTTGCCCAATACCCTTCAACATGTTACGCATTTGGAATGAATATAAAACAGCAAATGATGAATAAAGAGATACTCCTTCAGCAAACGCAGAAAAGATTGCTAATGAACGAGCTACTTCTTGTCGAGCTATAGGGTTTGATGCTAAATCTTCATGAGTCCAATCTGCAGATGTTGAAGTTAAAAATTCAAACTTTTCAGCAATTGCCGGCTCATGTAAAAATGCTTCAAAATCTTCTAATCCTAATGTTTCGTTAAGATATGAATATGCTGTTGCATGAATTGTTTCTTGTGAACCAAACATCATTGCCATTTGTTTAATCTCATGTTTTGGAAACCATTTAGTTACCATGGTAGTCCAATAATCAGATACGGCACATTCTGTTTGAGCAAAACCCAACAAAATGTTACCAACCAAATTCTTTTCGTGTGTTGCTAAATTTTCATTCCAATCTTTAATATCGCCTTGCATTGGAATTTCCGTATGCAACCAAAATGCTTGTGCTTGTTTTAACCATCCTTCATTGTAATAAACGGGATATTCAAATGGTTTAAACGGAATTCGATCTTCAAATAGTTTTGGCATCGTGTCCTTTTAAATATGTTAATAACTTAATTTTTTTAGATGAAAAAAGGAAGGCCGGACACCTTCCCTATTCATTTTATATAAATATACTTTTATCCAAATTGTCCGCCGAGATCTTTGAACTTTTGGGCTAAATTTTTCTTCATGATATTCTCACCCGTCTTCATGATCTGTGTGGTCTGTTTTCCTTGAGTTGTTTGCGGTTCAAAGAATTCAAATTGACCATTATTTGTATTAATTTTACTTGGTAAAGTGATTCCATCTGGACCGAATCGATTCTTAATAACATGGCCTCTACCAGTACCTGACATCTTATCTTCTACTTTACGAGACAATGACATTAAGAAATCAGCAACCATTACTTTACCATATGATGATGCAATCTTATCTGCTTCAATAATATCTTCTTCTAAGGCGCTTCTTCCTGCTTGTGATGCAGTCCATACTGGAATTTTATACTCGCCCGCCATTCCTCGCAGCTCTTCGTATAAGTCTTCTAAGGCTTCGTGTTTGTCCTTTTTAGTATTTACTTTGAGCAAGTCACCATAATCCACAATAATTAAATCTGGAGTCTTTCCTTGCATTATGGTTTTTTCAATGTGAGCTTTTAATGCCATTACTCCAACTGACTTTGTTGGATAATATTTAACAACTAAAGATCCAGACAATGATTTCATCTTTTCTTCAACTGTATCTTGATGATGTTTTAATGTCTGTGCATTAATACCAGTTAATACAGAGTCATATCGTTGACCTACATAATTTTCATTGAGCTCTAATGTATAATGTATAACTGTTTTGCCAGCTTTAACGGCATTGGCTCCAATATTAATAAGCATCCAAGATTTACCAATACCTGCGGGTGCCATTACTACTCCTAACTCTCCCGGTGCTAATCCGCCATCCATTAAATCATCAATAACATCCCAACCTGTGGTAATTGTATGCCGGGCTGCTTCATTGTAACGAGCTGCTACATCATTAACATAATCTAAACCAATATTTGTATCAGCGCCAGCTTTCATTGCGCTATCCATTTTGCTTTTTATTTCATCATAGTTACCCATTTTAAGTAAGGTAACCGAATCCATAATAGCTCGTTTAATTTCTTGATTTTTACAGAATTTAAGAATTTCATCTTTTACAAATGAAAGGTCGTCCGATTCCATATAACGGAATACTTCTTTCAATTGTTCTAATACTGTAGTTTTAAGAATATCATTCTCAATCTCAGTTATTTTTACTTTAAGAACATCTTTTGAAGGCGGAGTTTTGTATTCTCTAAAATGATCTAATATAACTTCTAGTAACCAACTATTTGCATCTGATTCAAAATAATCAGTTTGAATGATATCTGCAATTTGTTGTAAAAATATTCTATCCGTAAATAATGCTGCTATGACTTTGACTTGAAATCCAAATCCGTATTCACTTAATTTATCTGTCATATAACCATTATATAAAATTTCTTAATAATATCAAATATTATTTGCGTGTTTGTTTAGCAAATGCATTTAAAGATAACCATGTATTATTCAACCAATCTGGTAAATTTTTCATGATAGCCCACATTTTATCTTCATAAAATAATCTTTGAAATTCGGACTTATTTAATTCAGATATTGGCTGTTCCATGATACCGCGAATTTTGCTAGCTGTTTGTGCCGGGATATCTAATAACTTAATATTCATAAGTTGATAATTTTTTTCAATAATATCAGCGTTATCTAAAATCTTTTGATATGATTTTGATTCCTTTAAACTATTTTTACTTTTATCAAGTAACGCTTCAACCGAATATTCTTTAGGTTGTGCTAATTCTGGAATTAATTTTAGAATAGTTTTTGGACCTATACCATGTACTCCGGGAATATTATCTGAAGCATCTCCGGTAAATGATCTATATATAACCATATTATTAGGATGAACTCCAAATTCTTCATATACTGTGTCAACATTATACATCTTCTTCTTGATAGGCGACCATACTTGAATTCGATCATCTACCAATTGATAGAAATCTCTATCCGTAGAAACTATAGTAATTTTTTTGCATGTATCTTCATACATTTGTGCAATATATGCAATTGCGTCATCTGCTTCAATTCCATCAATTGCCATGAATGTTACTGGCAAATTATCTAGATATGAAACTAATCGACTAAATTGATGACGCATCGATTCTTGCTCGTCTTCAATTGTTGAATCATGATGATCATGACGTCGCAATTTAGTTTTATTAGCTCTATTTGCTTTGTAATCACCATAAATTTTTTTTCGTTTTGCAGAACCTCCTCTTCCGTCAAAAACGATAATACAACGAGTGGGTTTAAAATCTCTTACAGTTTTACCAACTGAATATAAAAATCCAGTTATACCGCCAATATGATCGCCATCTTCATTATATGCAGGTGTAGCTCCAAAACTACGAATAAAAGTATTCAAGCCGTCGAATACCATGAGATGATCATTTACATCCGACGGGCTTGAAGTTCTTTCTTGTTGTAACTCTTTGAATAATCTTTGATACTTATTCATTATCCTTCTTCATCAATGAATTCGTCTGTGATTATTACATCATCGATACCGCCATCGATTCCGGCTTGATATTTGAATATATAAGCATCGCAGATTCTTTTATATAACCTATCTTTTGCTTCTGGGTTATTAATAACCTTTTCGACAAAATCTTTACTTTGGAATTTTAATTCGCCAAACATTTCGCCGGTTTCATGATCAATATCTTCTAAAGTATACCATGCACCTGATTGTTTAACTAAATCAAAATTTTTCATGATTGATAGCCAACCGCCATAGTTGTCAATTCCACTATCATAATAAATTTCATAATCTACTTTACGATGTGGCGGACCCATACGATTTTTAACTACTTGCACATTTGTTTTGCTACCTACAACTTGTTCTACGCCATTAACTTTAGCTTTAATCATTCCTGTATTTTTCAATCGAAGTCTAACTGATGCGTGAAATGGAATTGCTTTTCCGCCTGCTGTTGTCCATTGATCTCCAAATGATACGCCTAATTTAGTACGTAACTGATTTGTAAAGATGAGACAAATACGTTCTCGGGCAATCCAATTGGTTACTTTACGCATTGCTTTTGATAAGATAATTGATTTTGATGTTGCATAACCATCTTTATCATATTCAGCTGACATTTCAATTTTTGTAGATGCACCCATAATTGAATCTACTACAATTGTCACTAAACGATCTTTATCTGATTTGCGAACTCCTTCTACAATCGTTTCAATTGTTTCAAAGATTTCTTCAATTGTTTCTAATGGAACATATAGCATTGTTTTTAAATCAACACCGATTGCTGTTAAGAATTCAGCGCTCGTTGCAGATTCAGTATCAATATAAACAGCCAAACCGCCTTTCTTTTGAGTCTCTGCTAAAGTATGTGCTGCTAATAATGATTTACCCGATGCTTCTAGTCCGGTAATTTCAGTAATTCGACCTACAGGAAAACCACCATATGGTCGATTTGAAATTGCTAGATCTAACATTGAACATCCAGACGAAACCCATTCAGACACATTGCTTGGAGAATCTTCATCCCCATCTAAAAAGAATGCTGTTTTAAGATTTTGACCTTTAAACTGTTTATTGATACTTTCAGCTAATGTATTTGCTAGAGTATCTGCTAATTCCAGTTTACTTTTACCTTTTGCCATTTATGACTCCTTATTAATTAAAAAGATCATCAAAAGCATCTGCAACACTTTCTACTTTCGTAGCTGCCGGTTTTGATGCTGAAGCTGTTGGTGTTTCTGGTGCTTTGTGTTCTTCCTCAACATCAGAATCTGCATTTTCTGGATTCATCCAATCTTCTAATGCTTGTTGTAATTCTTCAAAAGATGGTTCTGGAAATAAATCAGTAATTTGTGGTTGATTCATAATCTTTTGAGCAATCTCTTTATCTTCAGTTGCTGGTTGCGTATTTGGTTTAACTCGAATTGCTGTCTTAGGATATGTACCAGTTCCTTCTGATGGGGTAAATTCAACATCGATATCTCGTCCATTCATTAAATCGGTAATATCACCATAATCTGCATCTGCGATAATAGAAAGTAATTCAGTGTAAATGGTTTTTCCAAAACCCCAAAATTTAACTCCTTCAGATTCTTTACCTCGAACTATAACAGGAACATAAGTACGCATCTTAGGTTCAATTTTTCTACCCATGAGCCAATCTTCTTTGTCTCCGGTCTTTTTTAGTTTTTCAGCAAATTCTACAATTGGATCTGCATTTCCGAATGTAATAGGTGACAACATAGTTTTTTTACCAATGTCATAATGGAAATACAATTCTAAGAATGGATTTTCTTTTCGATGAACATAAGGGACAATTCGAACACGTGTCTTGCCTGATTCTGGCTTCCAAATGTTGCTTTTTTTGTCATCGATTTTGTTTAATTGGTTAAGTTTCGCTTTGATAGCGTCAAGGTTAAGTGCCATAAGTACTCCTTTAGTTAATTAAGTTAATAAAATATAAAAATATAATTACAATATAAGTAATTAATTCGTTAATTCAAAGTAATTTGTTAAGTTTTTTGTGATAAATTTATCTGTATTTATTCATAAGTGCATCATACACTCTATCATCTTCATGAATGTCTAAAAGTTCTAATTCTTCGTCAGTAAGTGCCGTTCCGTCTTCATATTCAGCGTATGAAACATATGCATCAGAAAAGTCTGGATAATCTCTTAGATCGACATCTTCAAATTCTAAAGAACGCCAATTGATTTTTTTGGTAAGTAAATTACCAGTTTTTGGATCGCGGTT